ATCTTCCTTTTTATCATCAAAGGTAAAGCCATACTGGAATCCTGAACATCCTCCACCCTGTATAAATACACGCAAAGTTATATCTTCTGAAATATCGGGATCTTGGTGCATAATTTCTTTTACTTTCTTAGCAGCAGCGCTATGAAATGTTACGCTCATTATTTAAACTCCTTAATTAAACAGCACATTGCAAAGCTATTAAATTTATTACCATAATACCTTTGTAGCCTTTATCTTCTAACTGGGCTATAAATTTACTAGCTTCTAAAATTTCTGCCTTTCGTGCATCATATTGTGCCGAAGTTATTTTATTTTTTCTAAGCCTATCATTTAAGAATACTCTCCATTTACCAATTAAAACATCTCTGTTTTCAGTAGAAACTAAAACCTCTGCAAACTTAATAATATTAGTACATTTAGATGGGGGCAGAGGTGGAGCCGCAACCGCTTTAGGTAAAAATAAAAGAAGTATTAATAGAAGTATTTTCATTTTTTATCTGTATTGATCATATAGGTTATACGTTCCCGATCCCACTTTATAGATGAGTCCCGGCATGGTGTTTAGCGCGGCTACGATGGTGCTTCCTACCCCCCCTATCACTCCTAGTGATGTACCGCTCGTGGTTAGTAATGTACCTGTCACTCCCGCTCCACCATAGGCTGTTGATCCTGCTGTACCCAATGCTGCTCCCGATGACCAAGCCGCACCACCATATGCTGCCCCTCCTGCTGCTCCTCCTCCTGCTGTCGCCGCCCCATACAGCCCAACTCCTCCCGATATTACAGCCAACGCCGCCGCAGCTATTCCCATCGCGTCACCAAAACCGAAAGGTTTCTCACGTTGATTCTTCTGTTGAAGCTGACGCTGAACGAGATCAAATACGGCAGCTTTGAAATCCCCCGGTATTGCAGCCAGCGCTTCGGGCGTAGTTATTGATTTTGGATCTATTCCAAGTTTTTGAAACGCTAGTATATATTCTTTGTTAGTCAGCCAATTCCGAAGCGTCGCCTGTTGCCTTTTAAGCTCCTGATTAAGTTTTGCAATGTCCAGTACATTTTGCGGTACATTACCTATCTCTGCCATCTTCTCCGCGCTAAGAAAGCTATTTCCGCTATAAAGGTTTTGCTGGAGATCTGACAAACCTGCTATTGGACTTTTCCACTGAGATGAAAACGCACGATCAAAAGCCAAAGCAAAATTACCACCACCCGCAATACCTGAACCAGTAACCGTATAGTCGAAACTCTCATAGACGCCCGAAACCGTTCCGGGTCTTTTTGGAAATGGGTTATCCCAATTAAGAGTTTCTTCTGTGTCACCCCAAAATTCTGCTGCAGTTGGTACTTCGAGTAACGAAAGCCGTTCAAGCTCTGCATCCCGTGCGGCCTTTCCTGCGGCAATCTCTGCGGCTTGTCTATCCGCGTCGGCTTTTGTTTTAGCCGCTGCCGCCGCTTTCATCTTCGCCTGATTTTCCGGTGAGAACATACCCGTCTTATTTCTAAAATCAGCTCCTAGACCACCGAACATGGCGGGTGTAGTAGTAGGGGAAGTAGTAACAGGAGTAACAGGAGTAACAGGAGTAACAGGAGTAGGGGCAGTGGCAGGAGTAGTGGCAGAGGCCGTGGAAGAAAGATTAAACGCACCACTGCTTATCATATCTTGTATCGACTGCGTACCTGCGGCAGTAAAATCATAAGTAGTAGCAGGAGTAGTAGCAGGAGTAGTAGCAAGAGTAGTAGTAGAGTCAGTAGTAACAGGAGTAGTACCTTGTTGAAGGGCTTTTACGATAGAAGTATCTCCTCCCATCATTTCTGCATAACGGGCGCGTACAGCAGGGTCACTTATAGTAGCTAGAAGTGTATTATCTAAAGCTTCGCCACCCTCTTCAAATCGGTTTCGGGATACTGTGTCTTTTCCCCCTCCAAAAATACTTCCAATAAGACTACCTTCTGCAAACTCTTCTCGGGGCCTCATTAATTCAGCGCCATACCGAGCGTATCTGTCATTTATTGAATCCGCATAGTCCGGGGTCGTGTCCTTCCAATCGTTTAAATTAGCGACGGCCCCAGAAAAATCCCCTCTTGCGATCTCTTGGTAAAGATTTAACTTTCTGTTGCCATATTGTCGGTGAGCACTCGCTACCACTGTTCTCCATTCTTGCGGTAATTCTTTAAATTGTATGCCTTTTGTTCCTGCAATCGCATTATAAGTATTTTCTATTTTTGGCTCTTCATTTTTATTATACATATTTTGTATACTACTTCCATGAGTCTCCAAAAACAAAGATGCTTTATCGCGTAGTTCTGAATCAAGATTACTAAAAGCATTCCTAGCCGCTCTTCCCTTCAAGCCTGAAATTTTATCTACAGCCTTCTTAAAAGAGCTGCTTTCTTCTGCGGATATTCCTAAGTTCTTTAGTATACTATATACTTTATTTTTATTACCTTGACCAAGATCTATACCTTCTAACATTGTGACACCGCTTTGTTCGTCTGGGGAACCTCCTCCTGCCATCACGTAAAGTTCTGGTATATAACCTTCATCTTCTCTAATTCTTTCCCAATTTATAAGGGCTTTTTCCGGTTCTTCTAACGATGAAATCTCACCACCTGTAGCTTTAAGAAGGTCAGAACTTTTTGCTTCTTTTAGATCAAACTCTGCGTGTCGTGATCGTATATTATTTGTATCAAAAATAATTAAAGAATCTTTTTTCTTACGACGTTGACCCGCATATTCATACATATTTTTATATATAAGTGAATCGTATCCTTGATCCTGTATGAATTTTTTAATTTCTCCAACTAAAGATATAGCTTTCTTATCTTTATAATAACTATCAACGTCAAAAATCTTAGAAGAACTATCGGCAGGGTCTTCCCTATAATAAGGTTTTTCAAGTCTTCTTGCTCGTCTTCTAAAATTTTTAAGTTTTTTAACTATTTCTTGATCAGTAATTTTTTCTCCACTACTAATTTGTAGTTTTTTAATTAAATCACTTTCAAGTAATCCATCAACTACTTTATCTATTTGTCTCCACTCTATGTCGTGCGCTATTCGTAAAGGATTTTGAGCTTTAACAAAAACTGGTATTATATTAGCGCCCCCTATATAGTCCTCTAAAGAAGGGCTTTCTTGTAATCTATTAGCTTCTGCATTAAGTTCTTTTCTCATTTTAGGATCTAATTTTTTATCCCTGAGTAAGTCTTCAATATGTTCAGCCTCTTTGTTACTCTGAAAAATTTCATCTCCCATACGTTCTTCTTCTATTCTATACTTTATACGCGACCACGCCTGCTCTGGAGTTCCTACATGAATACCGAAATCCGTACTTTCAATTTTAAAAGCTTTAATATTACTTAAAGTGCCATGAAAAGCCTCTGTCGTAAGATCTAAATCTACGGCGCGTTCTGCTGCGACTCTATCAGGTATAACTTCTGTAATGGATCTAGAAGGAACTATGCGCTTTATAGTACGTGCTGCTACACTACCAAGCACAAAACCTAGTCGGTCTTCACCATCTAATACGGAGCTTCCTCCCGAAAATCCAAGCCTTACTAGTGGGTCTACCGAACCACCACCTAGAAAACCTAGTCTTCTTAGTGGGTCTTCTTCATCAACAAAGGCTGGCCCTGCTTGTTGATCATAAGGCAGTCCTGTCATCTTGTCAATGCGTTCATCAGGCTCTGTTGGAACATTAGGAACATTAAGAACTTCGCCACCTTTTGCATATAAGAAAGGATTTACAGGGGCCTTTACATTTTTTCGTTCATCTTTAAAATGAGGTAAACCAAACCTTTTCAATTGTCTATTCAACTCATTAGCATACGGAAGTACACTAAGAATATCTTCAATAGCCCCTTCATAATCTTGATCTTCAACTAAATTTTCATAGGCACTACCAACAGCTTCTGTAAACCCAGCACCCCAACTCCACGAAGGACTCGCCGCCTGCGCTAAACTTTCTCCTTGTTTTAATTTATATTTCCAAGCACCTCCGACCCTACTAATAAACCAGTTATTGAAATCAGATCCCATATCTAACGCATGATGCAAAAAATTAACAGGCTCAAAATCTTCATCAGGATCAAAAGAAGGCTTCGCTACATCTTTAAAAAACTGAATTGCTCCGTTTGCTATAATATTCGCACCCAGTATTCTAACAAATAACTTAGCATCTCCTTCTTCAATACGTCCTATAAGGGCATTTGTCTGGGAAGTTTTAGCTTGCATCCAAGACGCAAATTGTCCGAGTTGCCGAATAATAGGATCTCTATGTTGAGTAAATAAAAGTCTGTTACCTACCTTTGGTATAAGCCTATCCCTATCCATCACCTTCATCCCTGCCCTAGTAAGAATTTCTTTTCCTAGGTCATCATCAAAAGCTTCGTTAGCATTTTTAAATTTTGATATATGAGAAAGGTCTGAGGTTTGTAATCCCATTTCTCTAAGCTCACGCTGTAGTGCAAAAGTCATTTTTTTATTTCGTGCAAATCCTTTTGAAATATCAAAAGCTCTAAAAGCTCCTGCATCAAATGCAAATCTTCCTGCTTGTTCTGTAATTCTTTTTAATTGAACAATTTTAAAAAATCTTCTTTGCTCTCTATTTATAATATCAGTGTAACTAGATAAGGGATCGTCACTCCGAACCATAAAAGCCTGCATTTCTGCTTCTAAATCATCGTTATATTTCAATCCAACACGCCTAGACGGGCTAGATTCAGAGAGGCTAAGCCTAGATCCAATTGCTTTAGTCGCGGCCTTTAGAGATGTGCCTTTAAACGGAGCAACAAAATCTCCTAAAGAAGGTATGGCTACTCTAGTTAGATAAGTCATATTAGCCAGAGCTACCATAGATTGAGAAGGAAGAGATATAAGTTTAGAGCTAGCGCCCGGAGTAGAATAAATTCCGTATTTTCCGAAATAAGCATTTATGCTGTCCCGCATATAATCTTTATAAGTTGTATATTCAGGACTACGGGTGGAAATACCAGCCTTCTTAAAAGAAGAATTAACTAACTTAAAAGCTTCTGTTATAAATTCTGAATTGGGACCAAACACTTTAGCAAATTCTCGAATATCAATCGTTTTTTTAGCGTATGTTTGGAAAACATCCCTAGAATTTAAATTTATAAAACCAGCCTCGGCCAATGCTTTTCTTGTTGCTGGGTCTTTAATAAATCTTTCTTGTTCAAAATGATTCATAAGCGGACGCACTTTATAATTTGGACTTACAATACTATCCAATGCATAATGTTTTCTAGTTTCTGCATATCCAGCTCTTCTCATAAACATTTTTTCAAAAAAATTGTCTATTTGTGTCTCTTTGTTACCCACATCCCCAGATAGTCTGTACTCTCTAGCGGGTAAATTATCAAATAGAATTTTTTTAAACTTTTCTGGGTCTTTATTTACCTCTCGAAAATTATATAACTGGGCCATACCGTAATCATCAAGTCTTTCAAATGGGATATTAAGACGTTCAATACTAGATGCTAATTCATCTCTTTGTCTCTCAAGCATTGGAACAATTCTTCTAACTTCATTAATCTGTTCTTGAGTTAATGGTGTAGCTAACCTATTTCCTAGTCCTCTATATCCCGCTTTAATATTATAAGCATTACCGTCCGCAGCAAATTTATTGAGAACTTCTCCAACAGTTGTTAATACATCATCATCATTCCTTGATCTTCCTAATATTTTCGCAAGATCGAGATTCCAAGCAGTCATTTCTTCGAAGGCTTTGCTCTCTATGGAGTGAGTACCGCCTCCGGGTCTGTTAAATAATAGATTACCTACTACTTTACCAATACCTCCTAAAGAATCTAATTTTGTACTTACTGAAGAAGCAGTTAAAAATTTAAGATTTGTATGGCTCATCCATTTACGCCACTGGTCATTGATAGTCATTTCTCCAGTTTCTTTATTTAACTGGGAAATACTAGCGGCTTGTATTTTTCCCTGCCATTTCATTAAAGCTGCACCACCGACTGTCCAAGCTACTGTAGATCCATAGCCATCTTCAGTGTCAGCAAAAAATTGACTTGCTGTAAACCCACCTATTGCACCAAAGGCCGGTCTAGCCAAGTGTCCAAATATCTGGTCTGTGCTACTTCGTATAAGATGTTCTACCATCGAAGGGTTAAGTTTTTCTTGTTTAATTGCAGCATCAAAAGTTGCTTCAAACAAATCGTGACCATCCATCATTCTATTTATTGTATTTTTAAAATTCCTTAATGATGCAGAAGCTAATTTTTCTTTTAACTCATTTTTAGTTTTTTTAAGATCTTTTTTAGTTTGTTTAAGTTCTTTTAGCTTTGCTTTTTCTTTTTCAGTCTTACCCTTACCTATTTTATTTATCTGTGATGAGACATCTTTTATCTGTGATGGGATCTTTTTTATCTGTTCAGTCCACCCTATTATTATACGTAGATCTTCTGAAAGATCTGTAGCTATTTTAGGATCAGGCATAAATTTAGAATTTGGAGCATTTATTAAGTCTTCGGTAGTTTGCTTAACAAAATCTATAGTATCTTTTTCAACCTCGTATCGTCTACCAGATAATAAAAATTCTCTATGTGCATTTGCAAGTTCAGCATTAGTAGCGTTTGCTGGTAGGCGATTAATACTACCTAAGCCCTCCCTCCTATCTCTTAGAATTTCGCGTATAGGACGCATATCATTTTGAACTGGATCACTATCTACAACCTTTATGGGAGTAGGTGTCTCATTATCAAGCGTATTTATTGTTCTTGCAATTTCGTCAGATTCTCCAACACTTTCATTTACAGTTCTATTTAAGTTTGCATTCTCAACTTCTGTTATAATTTTATTACTTTTTCGTGTTGTCCAAAATTTTTGGAGGCCGTGACCAAAACCACCTAACACACCACCAAAAGCGGCTGTAAGCGCTAAACTACTAGGGGAGGTCAAATATTCATCTCTTTCTACATGACCAAAACCTGCCTGAAAAGTGGCAGCATAAGCACCACTAAGTCCTGCCGTACCTAGATAACCCATTCGAGCCGCTTTTCCCCAAGGTAACATCCAAGCTACCGGGTCTATAAAGGCAACCCCAAGACGCCCCGCTGTCATATAACCGTCTTCTTCGTAAAAAGAAACGCCTCTAAATTCTGGAAATTCTTGGTAAACTTTTTCTAGATTTTCGACGCTTACTTCATCCATAGCTTGGGCATAAGTTTTATCTCCATCGAGCAAAGCCCTGCCCGTAGCTTTACCCATATCCCATAGTATTCCAGCAACCATAGGTTCCCTAGCTGCACCAAATTGAACTCTGCGATCTGTAGAGATGTGAGAAAAGTCACCATCTATTTCTTCTTTAGACAATGACGCATCTAATATAGGATTAAAAACGTCTGCTTCTGTACTAATTTCTTGTCTAGTAGATATTGGCGTGGCTAGTATAGGATTAAAAACTTCTTCTTCTTCTTCTTTTTTTTCTACACTAACTTCTTGTTCGGTGGATATTGGAGTATCTAATAAAGGATTAAAACCCTCTGGTCTTAACTTGCTATCTACCACAGCCAAACGCTCTTCCTCTGAAGGTTGCTCAGCAGATTGAGTTATTAAAGCGCCTTGATAGGTTTCTTCAGAAGACTCAGTACGTTTTAGATCTTCTAATAACTCTAGCGCTTCTTCTTTAGTTTTACCTTGAAATATTTCTTGAACTTCTTCTAAATCTTCAGAATAGGAAAAACTATCTGGGTCTAAATAGCCCGGACCTAAAAACGATAAAATTTCCGCCTGTGTTAAACTTTGTGCCATTTAGTTAAGATGCTCTTGAAAGTAAAGAAGGCTGCTTACTTTCTGCTTCCATTGCACGTATATAATTTTCAATCTTACCTTCATATGTAGTTACCCGCTCTTCTTTAGATAAATTCAGCCAACCTTTCATATGTACTTGTCGGCTTTTCGTTACCTCTTGAGCTTCTTCAAATTTATCTGCAACCCAACGCCTTCTCACTTTGGCAGGATGTTCCTCTTCTATAATACCCTTACTTTCCGATAGGGATGACGGCACCTCTGTTACATTTTCATCCTTTACAATAGAGACTTCTATATTTGGTTCAGAGTCACCTAAAGTTCCACCCTCTGCATCAGATTCACCACTTATAATTTTCCTTAAAAAAGTGTCGTTTTTGTCTAGAGGTATTCCGTAGTTCTCTGCAAAGCTCTCTCTAACGCCCTGCATATAAAGATAAGTTGAATTATGCAAATTTTCATGCCCTGCCTCTTCTTTTAAAATATGTGCGGCATCTACCATATTTCTAGTGACCGTATTTAAATTTTTTATTGTCGGCGCTTCTCCCAATAATTCATTAATAGACTCAATACCTAGCTTTTCGCTAAGGTTCTTTTTACCATCGTCTGTTATACTCCAACCATCAGTAAGTTGTTTCTCGGTCAAGGTTGTATTTATACCATCTTGATTTATTTTTATTTCAAGCCTCTGAGCATCGGCATTATCTGGCCCTGCGTTGGGCTTGACTATATTACTTCCAGCACCTCGCTTATTTAAAAAATCCTTTATAAGATTTTGTCCGCCTTCTTTATCTAATATATCCAGCGTTACGACAGGAGTTGTCTGCTGAGTAGTTTTATTTGTATGTGAAGAAGTTTTTAATCCTACATTATTAAGAATCTGAGTATTAACATATTTGGTATATAACTCTTTTACTTCACTTTCTCGAAGTGTAGGTAACTCAGTCTCTGCTATTCTTAAATCTTCCATAACTTTCATATAGTCGCCGCCAAAATTATTACCAACAGTCTTTATCACATTCTCTACTCTAGTATTTAAGTCGGTTATTGTGCTTGCATATGTAGTAGGGTCTTCTCCCATCTTAGCAATAGTTAGTGGGGAACCTTCAAAAACTCCTGTAGTAGGATCTATATCCCTATCTTTTGAAAAGAAACCAGATTTGTAAGGATTATAAATATGATTAGCTTGACTCATGAGAGAAGCCCTAGCAGTAGGACTTGCCGCTGTTAATACATTTTGGTTCATAAAGTTTATATACGGAATCTGTTTTTTAATATAGCCTTGATTTAATATATTACTAAAATTAATCGCTCTCTCTTCTGAGTCTGGCATTTCCTTATAACTTGGCGCTACAGCAACCATCGCCCTTATTTGGTTAGGATCACCTGCCTTAATATCCCGTAAATAATCAATCCACAATGGGTTTGGATTTTCGCTACCTGTAGCCTTATCTATATTATCTTGTATTGTCCTCTGAAATAAAAAAACATCGGTGCGTCGATGAGCTGCTCTTGCTTCGTGCTCGCGAAATTTAACAAGTCCTTTATCATCGTGCGCTTTTTGAATTATACTTCTCATTGCTTCATCAGATTCTAAAAATGTACCGTGCCAAATGGTATTTATATCTTTCTGAATTTCTTCACCACTTATAAAATCCTTCCATTTTTCTTGATTCCCTTCTGTATTTTTAAAATTTATATAATCACTTCCTAATAATAATTTTTGAGTAGCCTTTCTAATTTGGTCATCGGTACTTTCTCCTGTAAAAAAATTTTTAGCTCTTGTAAAAATTCTACCGCCTGTCGTCTTGTTCCACCAACCATCACTCTCTTCTACTCTTCTATTTAATTCCTCTAAACTGCTAGGTAGATGATCATATTTCTTTTTTAATGCTAAAAACTCTTCAACATCTTTATTGACTTCTATCGTTACCTCTGGCAAAGAAGCGTCCCAATATTCATTCCACATTTGTTGATTATTATCCACACCTAATGCGCCATGGTTTTTTATCCAGTTTGTTAGCTGGCGTTGTTTAACGTTTGCTAATGCTCCTTCATTAATATTTCTTGAGTCCCCCTTCATGCTCTTTTCTCGCTCCACTATCACTCTTTTGTTCTCAGCATTATATTTTATCATGCTTTCTATATCTGTACCGCGCTGACCTTCCATAAGACCTTTAGAATGCCTACCTAAGAAAAGTTGTTTAGCTCCTTCACCAGCTAAACCTACTACTTCCTTAACTACGGGGCCTGCGGCTTGAGCCAGAAGCAATTGTTGCCAGTAAGGCATACCTCTATCATCACGCCTAGCTCTATATCGTTCAGCGCCCATACCCATGAGACCTGTTAATCTACTCGCCATTTTATGTCTCTCCTCTTTTTGCCATTAAAGACGGAGCATTTTGTATTTTCTCGTCTAAGTTTATTTCTTGATCATTCTGAGGATTTTTAATTGTTTGAAGTTTATTACGAAATATATTAGTATCATCCGGCTCTCCTTCGTCATCTTCATCTTCATCTAATATAATAATATATTTAATATCTTGCTGTTCTGCTAACCCCATTAACATATAAGCTAAAGGCTCTGCAAGTAACATCATTAAATCTGGATTAACAAGACCATTTTCAAAAGCTTGAGTTAAGAACATTTGAACAAGATCCATTATTGGTACACGCTCTTTAATAAGCTTCATTAACTCAGGAAAAGTTTCTTCATCTAAGAATAAATCACTAAAATAATTAATGGCTTCTTCTTTTGTTGTAATTTGTGGGGGCTTTTCCCAAGCATTAGGCGTTTCTGGATTGTCAGTTAGAGACTGCCCCGGAATAGGGCGCTCTGTCCTAGCTGCATGTTTTCTAAAGTCTTCGTTAGAAATTTCCATTATTTATCCTATACCTGTCCATAGTTTTGTAAATTTGGAAAGTGTGCAGCAAGGTAGCCCGGATCGTTGTTATATAAATCCCCAAATTGGGTAATTTCTTGACCAGATCCACGCGCAGCTACTGTTTCAAAATAAATATCCTTTTGCCTTCCTCGATCAAACGCATGACCATATGCAAATCGTCGTGGATCATGAGCACCCGGTCCTTCATTTATTTTTTGTATTGCTGCCGACGTAAGCGTATTTTTCGTCGCGTCCCTCCAGCTAGGATAAGCATCTTGAAATCCTTCCACACCTTCCCCCCACGCTTTTTCCAAAAGATTTCCGGTTTCTTGTTCCGCAGATAGTGGAGCTAGTGTGCCTTCTGGGTAATAGGATTCTGGTAGATATTCTGCACGTACAGATTTTGGATCTAAAGATACACTAGGTTTAGCCTGAGTATGCCACTCTTTTTCCCTCGCTAAGTGATAAGTTTCGGGATCTTGACTATATTCTAGTTTACTAAGAGGAGTTGTATCTTGATCTATAAGTTCTGTCCCTACGTCACCCCTTAAAAACTCTGTTCCTTCTTCAGTACCTAAAAACTTTTGTACTTCTGCTTGCCCCTCTGGAGTTTTTATAAAATGCTCTGGAGAGTCAAGCCACGCACGTTCATCAGCTTTATGATAGGCTACTTCTTTAGTGACTGATTTAGAAATAGGCTTTCTATCAAATAGAGAAGGCTCTGCTTTTGTAGTAAATGTTTCGTATCGAGGCGCGTATTTTCCTGTTGCTGTATCACCTACAATTTTTCCAATATTTTTTCCTTTTGTTGCGAGATCACCCCAGCCGGTCTGAACTTTATCCGCAGCGTTATACAATGTTTGACTTATTTGATTACCTGTTTTTGTTGCACTTCCAGTAACGGAAACTGGGTCTATAAAAAATTTAGATCCCGATGCAGGCCCACCTATTTCTGCACCTACTTTTGATATTGTATTACCCACCATTCTGGCTGAGTCTGTTACAAGACCAACCGCAGTATCAGTAACGCTTGTCACTGCTCCTTTGATCGCTGAACCTGCTTCTAAGGCAGTAGATAAAACGGCATGAGTTACTCTAGCTACCCCCGCTGTAAATCCTTGCCCCGCTGCTGTTGTCGCTAAACTCGCCATAAAGCCCGAGCCTAACGAGGTTAAAGCCCCCATCGCAAAGTTAGCTAATCCGGGCATAATTAAAGCCATTCCAATTTGACCAAAGATACCTAGTTTGTTTACAAATTTTCCTACAGCACTAAACCCTTTCATAATCTTTCGTCCTATCCATTTAAAACCACTACCGATACCTTTAAAAATTTTTTTAAAAATCCCCATTACGATCTCCCTTTTATAAATACATTCCGAATATAAGTTTTTCCAACGGATCAGCAATTTGCGCAGCAGCCTGTCTAGCACTACCATCGCCCATTAATTCTGGATTGCCATATATAGATGCTAGTAGTTGCATTGCTCTTTCTTTGTCACTTTGTAATGCTTGCTGATCAAAGGACGCAGTATCTCTCATTTTCTGCCACAAGTAATTTTGCTCTCCCATACTCATATTAAAAGTCATTTGAGCAGCCGCTTGATTTGCAGCGTTTTGAGCAGCCGTATCTATTGTATTAGCCTGTCTCCTCCAAGCAATATTAGATTGTTCAACAACCTGTGCATTTTGTGCATTCCATTGATCTCTTTTAAATTCGTTTGTCGCATCAAATAAGGTTACTTGTTGTTGGGCTTGACTATTGTATTGATCTGCCGCCAACTGATTTTGTGCATTAATAGCATTCATACGATTCAGTTCTGATGAATTAAATTGACTCATTGCATTCAATGCGGCAGTATTAGAAAGTTCTATCTGCTGTGCAAGTCCTGCCATAAATTGATTTTTTTGATTTTCAGAAGTTGCATTAAATTGGCCTGCAGCATTTTCAGCAGATTGATTTGAAAGTAACCTTTGTTGTGTAAGCTGTTGGTCAATAATAATACCCTGCTGTTCATTATTTAAATTAGCCATATTCATCTGTAAGAAGTTCTGTGCGTTGGTTATCGCTAATTTTGTATTTTGATCAACCGTCGCTAAATCCATTGTCGCCATAGTCGTAGCATTTTGTATTGCACTTTGTTGCCTTGCATTAAAATCTGTTACAGTCATAGACTGCATAAACTTACTGTTGGCTATTTCTACTTGCTGAGCAGCATTAAATTTAGACATGTCTATATTAGCAACTGTGGCTGCGTTAGTTACGGCTCTTTGCTGGTCAACATTTAATTGAGCAAGACCCATTTGTGTCGCAATACTTGCTTGGAGCTTATTCGTTTCTAAAGTTTTATTTAGATTTGCAAGTTCTGTTTGTTGAGATGCTGTAAGATTTTCTGAAGATGCTTGGTTTAGCGCAGATAAATTAGCGAGTCTCATTTGCTGATCGCTAGAAAGGTTTGCGAGATCCATTTGCTGTTTAAAGCCAGCATTCTTTGCTAGGAAATCCGCAGCTACTTGAAACTCTGCAAGCTTTTCTTGATTTTCAGCGGATTGATCTGCACCTGCCCTTTCAGCCTCAACTTGCAAGTTAGCCATTGCCATCTGCTGCTCGTTACCTAAATTTTGAGCATTCATAGCTTGTTGGTTTTGTACATTAAGCACAGCGGACTGTTGTCGATTCTGCAAGTTTTGTAGTGATGTCTGCTGCTGCTGCTGTGCTGTAAGCATTACACCTTCTTGTTTAAACTGACTCTGCATGACTTTCATTTGTTGTGACATCTGTGCAGATTGTGATTCAGAAGTTTGACGATTAGCAAGGTTTGCCATACGACGCTGCATATCTTGAGTAGATTGTGCTAGATTGGCCTGCTGTTCATTACTTAAATTTTGAGCGGCTCTTTGCTGTAAAGCCTGAGCATTACTTTGGGCTATTGGTAAAGCACTTTGAATAATGGCATTAAATAGAGCATCTCTTCCTACAGAAGAAACTGATAATCCTCTTTCTGCCATTTGCTGATTAATTGCAGCGACTGCTGGCCTAGCCCACACAGGAGTTTTGCCTTCGTCCATCCCCGCAAGAAGACCTTCTATTTGAGAAGATACCAAGGCTTCTGTAGGCAGTGCGGCAACCGCTGCTTGAACTTCCACAGGCTGGTCATCTATTTGGGCTGTTACAGAGGCGGGATTTTCTACAATAGCTGCTGAAATATCGGGTGGTAAAGCACCAGTTTCGGCAATCATAGACGCTGCCGCCGCAGTCGCTGCAGTCCCTGTTACAGTTCTACGTTGAGAAGCTTCGTAACCTGCTGTATTTATAATTTCTGCGGCTTGTCCCGATGCAGGCCCACCTGTAATAGCTTCACGTTGCGATTTTTCAGCTTCTGGAGTTGCGGCTACCGTGACTGTTGTTCCTGTGACTTTATCTACCATCGACTCAGTAGACATATCATAGTCCGCTACTTTAGCTTGTGCAGCAGCTTCTTGTCCAGCATCTCTCTCCGCTGTTTGTACTTTACGAGCCTCTATACCTTCTTTTTTCTTTTGTAAATTCCAAAGCTCTGTTTTTTCAGCCCCTGTTAGCTCTCTAATTAGATTACCATCAGCGTCTGTTTTACCTTGATTAGCTTGTAATGCAGATAAGTTAGCGATCTGTCTTTGTTCCTCAACAGAAAGAGTTAGAGTTTCAGCTTCAGCCACCCGTGATACCGTTCCTTGTGCAGCTTGTGTAGGTGTTAAGTCTCCTACTTTTGCAACCGGCATTTTCGCCGTTGTAATGGGATCTTGTTTTCCTGCTTCAGCAGTGACACCATATGACGCTCCTTGGTGAAGAGCCGCTACATCTTCTGGCGCATCAGTTGCTTCTCCAGTTTTTATTACAGACTTGAGTGGGTCAGCCTCTGCTATTGTGTCATCTGTATAGGCTGTTTTAATTTCAACTCCGGGTATTTCACCAACAGTTTTAGTTGTTCCGGGCAAAGCTGGAGTTGTAATTGACCCTCCGTTTGCTGCACCGAGGTCTCCTCCTTGATCTCCTCCTCCTTGATCTCCTCCTCCTTGATCTCCTCCTCCTTGATCTCCTCCTCCTTGATCTCCTCCTTGTCCTTGGTCTCCTCCTCCTCCTCCTTGATCTCCTCCTCCTTGTCCTTGGTCTCCTCCTCCTTGTCCTTGATTTCCTCCTCCTTCTCCAAGACCCCCTGTCCAAGTAGAGTTCGCTCCAGTTCCGTATGTTGCGATGTGTGTGCCGTATACTAGTTTCGAACCTTTATGATAATATACACCATCTCTAAGCTCGTAATCGCCTCCGGGATTAAAAAAACCACCACCTTCAAACTTCTTACGGTCTACATAACCACCCTTACGAAAGTCAGCCCGATTCTTTAGCGCTCTTATTCTAGACATGTGATAACCCCACTAGTATTGACCCCATACAACTTACCATTGTTATAACAATAAGCCAAGCTAACTTCTCCCACCGTGCCGAATGAGCTTTGGTTGCTGTTTTTAATTCACGTAATTCCACAGCAGATTCTGCCCATCTCTCGGCACATTCTTTTTCGTGCTTTGCAATTCTTTCGAGTGCCGCTAATGCAGCTTCATCTGCATTCATTAAACTGGTTGATTATCTTTTAAATAAATATCCTTGTTTCCACCAGATACTTTAGGTGGGTCTGGATTAGCAACATCATTCGCGCCGCCACTAATTTTTGGAGCATCATTAAGATAAATTGGAGTGCTCGCAACTTTAGAGACTTCTGGTGAATAAATATCATTAACGCCCCCTGGAATACTTGCAGGGCCTCCGTTGGGTGGATTCAGCTTATCTTGCGCTGAGGGCTGCATACCACTTTTAGGATATGGAAATTTTTCTCCGTTCATATCAGGCATTTTATTTTCTCCTTTTAACTATTGTCTATTTTAATTTTACTCATCGACGTAGGCTTTTCCCGCTGCGACCGCTTCGGTATAAGATGTTTTATTGTTGCTTGACGCGATATACCAATCTTTTGCCGCTTGAAGCTCAAGATGCCCAGTATTACTAGCTATCATCCGCTTCACTTCGGCAGCAGTGCGGCACATTTGTAATGCTTCAGTATCGTCAGCAACAGTTGCGTTGATTAGTGTGACACTATCGTCCATAGCGGAAAAATGAGCAGCGATCTCCTCTTCGGTTGGTGCATCAGGCATTTAGCTTCTCCTTTAGTTCTTTGACTTCGGCGGACAGTTCTTGCACTGCTTTAATCAGGGGTATTACAAACATCTCACGACTAACGGTCTGGCTACCATCCGACCGCTCATCCCAACCTCCGAAGGTATCACAACCCGATTTATCGAGAGCTTCTTTAACTTCTTGAGCAATCATCCCGTGCATAACAGCGTCAAGATTCATAGTGTTCTCTTCGCTGTATTCATCCCACTCCTCAGGAAACTCATTTGAAGGTTTCCATTGATGAGTAACAGTTCTCAAATTGTTGATAAACTCAAGACCCAAGGTGTCATCTTCAATGTTGCGTTTTTTACGTCTGTCTGAAGTTCTTGTCCAAGTGGCATCTGTATCGTATTCGTTCTGAATAACATTTCCGGCTGAACCAATCGTAACTTGAGAGTTTTCTCCTCCGGTTATGTTATATCCGATGACAATTTGTAAATCTCCACTGTTGGCAGAAGGATCAGTGTAAGCACCAATACATATATTCTGGTCCCCAGACGTAATTACATCTCCAGCTTGATACCCCAGTGCAGTGTTGTGTGCCCCGGCAGCGGTGTTCAACAGCGAAAAAGATCCGACTCCGGTGTTGTAACTACCAGTGCCGTAATAGATCGATTGATGCCCGATACCGACGTTGTAGAATCCGCTGTCCACCGTAAAAACAGCCAAGTATCCTATTGCAACGTTGCCATAGCCGGTTCGACAGTTATAGAGCGTGGCATGGCCGTAAGCCTGATTGTAGCTGCCGGTCGTACTTAACAGCATCGATGCATATCCCGTTACGGTGTTGGAGAGCGCTGTGGTCGTGTTCTGCAATGATTGAGAGCCACAGCCTGTATTGTAAGACCCTGTAGTGAGAGAGGTTAGCGTGTTATAACCTACTGCGGAATTAGAAGTGGCGACAACTTCTGGGTCTCCAGCTTTATTCGCGCTCTTAAGCGTCAGACTCCCAATCGCGGTATTATAACTATTCGTGGTGGCCGCTTCGAAAGCTGCATGGCCTAACGCTGTATTATAAGTACCCGTGGTTAGGTCGTTTCCCGCCTCAGCACCTATAAGATTGTTGTAATTACCCCCAGATGCAATGTTGGTACCGGCATTAACACCCGCCCGGAAGTTCGAGGTTCCTGCCGTGGCAGTAATGAGTTCCGCGCCAGCGGCAAAGGTTACGTCTGCGGCAAAGTTAACAGCACCGTCTACATCTACTGCGTCTAGGTTTGCAGTGCCATCTATGTCTATATTTCCTGAAATATCAAGTTCAGTAGCAATAATCTTATCATTAAAGGTAGCTGCTCCTGCTTCACTCATATCCAGCGTTAATGCTGTAACTGCACTACCGCCGTCGTCACCTTTAAAAATAATATCTTTATCTTGTACACCGGAAGTAATGACAGCATCACTAGAACTATTAGTAAAGGTTAATATCGCTGTGCCACCGTCTTTAAAGATTACGTCAGCACCATCAGCGTCTAATATAATATCTCCAGCAGAATCTAAAGTAATTGTAGTACCGTCTGCTTCAAAAGTTCCATCGGCTGTTATAGTTATATTGGCTGCTGCGGCTGCGGCATCTGTCGTAACAATACTAAGTGTTCCGTTTGTTCCAGCAGTAAATACCGCAGTATCACTTGACGAGCCTGTCATTGTTACTACCTTGCCGTCAATAGCAACATCATCTACGGTCAGTGCGGTAAGAGTTCCAAGACTTGTAATATTAGTCTGTGCGGCAGTAGTTACTGTGGCTGCTGTACCACTAGCATTTCCTGTTACGTTGCCTGTTAACGGCCCTGCAAACGCATCCGCAGTTACTGTACCATCAAAGAAAGCATCCTTAAACTCTAATGAGCTTGTTCCTAAATCTATTTGATTATCTGTTACAGGATATAAGGCTCCCGATGTTAGTGTTAATCTAGCGGCATTATCTACTTTAAAATCAATTTCATTAGCTGTACCAAAATCAATAGCAGTCTGAGCATCTTCGCCTAAGATTAAATCGGTAGCATAAATTGAAGTAATGCCTGTTTGTGCTGCATCTACAGCAAGGTCAATTGTATTATCTCCATCTTGATATGTTACTGTTATACCACTTTCAGTATTACTTGAGAACATAGCTCCTGATGTATCTGCAATATATTCAGCTAATGTAGTCCCATCAACTGTAATAGCATCAGCCTCTAATGTACCATCAATATCTGCATTGCCTGATATATCTAATGATCCCGCATCTAATTCACCCGATATTGTAAGTAATCCACTTGAGGGATTATAAGTTAATCCTGTATCTGTCTCTAATCCTTGAGTTCCTGTAGCACCATCTACAAATGTGGGGTATACAGTTTCATCCGTTGAATTATTAGCTGAAGCAGTAATGCTTGTTGCTAGATCAGCAGTACCAGTTACATCCCCTGTTATATCTCCTACAAAAGCAGTAGAAGTAATTGAAGTTGCACCTGTGACTACCCCCGCATCTATACTAATTGTACCATCTAATAAAATCGCAGAACCAGAAGCAGGTTCAATGTTAATTGCTGCACCAGAATCTAAAGTTAAAACACCTGCCGAATCAATATCTACTGTACCATCCGCTGTGATTTGAATGTTTGCTGCCGCTGCTGCTGCGTCCGTCGTAACAATACTCAGTGTTCCGTTAGTGCCAGCAGTAAACACTGCGGTGTCACTTGCTGAACCCGTCATCGTAATAACTTTGCCGTTTAGGTCAATGTCATCAATAACAGCTTGAGTGATTGCGCTGTTCGTACCTAACGTGGCTCCGTCTATGGAACCTCCATTGATGTCAATAGTACTGAAGGTGTCTATGGAACTTTCAAAGTAAGTCTCAAAGTCCGTAAGCGCAACCTGCTTCATTGTTCCTGCATCATTTACTACAACTCTATCCGCGTCTGCGAGAGTTGTGCTAGTGGCACTTGTATCACCATCTATAATATTTAGTTCTGCTGCGGTACTTGTCACACCATCAAGGATATTAAGTTCCGCTGCGGTACTTGTCACACCATCAAGGATATTCAGTTCCGCTGCGGTACTTGTAACACCGTCAAGGATATTCAGTTCTGCCCCTGTAGACGTTACTGCTGTGCTTCCTATTACTAAGCCACTTGCAGGTACAACGACTCTAGCAGCACCACCAAGAATTAAATCATCTGCTGAAGTATCCCAGAGCATGTATGCACTTGCAGTGTCACCAAAGAACTTAACGTCATATCCAGTATCATCTACGCCTACCGTAACTGTAGCGTCAATCTGAACGGCTCCATCAATATCTACAATATCTAAATTAGTAGTACCATCAATGTCAGCATTACCACTAATGTCCAGTGTAGCTGCATCTAGTTCTCCTGATATAGTAATATTAGTACCACCAGTTATTGCACCATCCATTGCAACAGCACCATTAATATCTATTGTAGTTGCAGTTAATTCTATTTCAGTATCACTTACAAGGTCTAATACGCCGTCTGCACTTTGATAAATATAAGTACCGCTATCGCCAAACTGTAGTTGGTCGGTACTAGAAAGAAGTATTCCTGTATCTGCAACGTGCGTGATGGTGACATCTTGGTCATCACCAAAATTTATAACTGCTCCATCGGCTAAGAATAAATCTGAGAACTCTAATGCGCTTGTTCCGAGTGCAGCACCGTCAGATGCGTCAGGTACAAAAGCGGTTGTCGCGGTTATTGTAGTACCTTGAATAGTGCTGGAACCTGTTAAAGCTCCTGTAACTCCTAATGTACCAGCAACTGTAGCATTGACATCGACATCTAAAGTATCAATATGGGCTGTACCATCTATAAATAAATCTTTAAATTCTAACGAAGATGTTCCTAAATCTATATCGTTGTCTGTAACTGGTGAAATAACACCATCAGATATTCTAATTTGTTCTACTGCACTTGAAGAAACTTGTACAAAAACACCCCAACGGTTATTTGTACTGTCCGCTACGATCTTATTTAGAAAATCTTGATCACCTATTGTATGGACATTGCCACCTTCACCAGCAGTTCCATCATGTTGATGTCCCGTAGTTCCAGATGAAGCATAGGATAAAGAAGTTAAAAGCTGATTATATTCGTCATTAAATAATGCCGCTGTAATAGTATCGCCATCTGAAAATGAACTTTGTCTTGTGTATGCCGTTCCCATTCACTATCTCCTATTTGCTGGTGTGTAGTCTACATAAAGGCCATTTATGGCGTAAGGGGGATTAGAATCGTCTGTTCGTATTCTAAAATTAGAAGTAAACCCAGCGCCCTGTACTGCCTGCCTAACCATTGGATCATTAGTTCCTCCAAAAGTTGAAGTAGCAAAAGTACCTTCTCCAAAAAGAGATGGTAAAGGTATTGCAGAAAGAGTATAGTCTGAAGGTTGAGGTCTATTCGTATCCTCGTAATCATATCTAACTCTTAGTATAGGCTCTGCCGTACCTTCAGGACTTACAGAAATTTTTACATAGTTTATACTTTTCCTAGTTCCAAAATCTCCAAAATCATAATTGGGCGTTTCATAAGTTGCTCTTATATCAGCAGTCGTCCCCGAATGATAAAAAGAATTTCCTGAGTCATGAAGATATACATATCCATCACTATCTCCATGATATATTTTTTCAATACCAGCATAATTAAATCCTGATGTAACTGCTCTACATTGCACTCCTTTAGTTTCTGACCACTCAAAACCGTTAGATGTAAGTGATCCTATAATTCCTTTCGCGCCTGAAGACGCCTCTGAAGTAGTAGTATAAAAAATTCTATATTGAGATTTTTGTCTAAGAACTACACTATCCATTACATAAGTATCAATTTTTTTTGCTATATCATTTATAATAGATTGAATTTGACGGCTTACTGAACTAAGTTCTACGTCACCAATTCTTGCTGTCCCTGCAATAGTTCTTACACCATCTGGACTTAAAAATACTAAGTCGCCTCCAATTTCCTGTATGCTATGATTATCTAAACAACCTACATTTTTAGTTACCGGAGTAACAGCTATTGTTGAACTATTGTTAATATTTTGAAGTTTATAAATACTATTTTTACAAAAAATTACTAAGTCTTCTCGGAAAGATCTAATTCCAATTACTTTATCATCGAGTTTAATTGTGCCTGAACCTGTACTTGTAAAATCATCTATATCACTTGTACCACTATAATAAATTGTATTAGGATTATTACTATCGCCTGCTACAACTAAATGTGTATCATGTATTATACATGTCGTAGGATAAACCGTACCAGACACTGTTATTTCTTTAGCAAAATAAGTGCGGTTACTTAGTACTCCCGTACCCGTCATTTTAAAATAAAAAGGTTTAGTGGCTGAAGATTCATCGGTGATTACTAATTCACCATAAATTGAATCGCCTTCGTAAACTGTAAAATTACATTGGTCTTGACTAGTTCTAGCCGCTACAGACCTCCCTGTAAAAGTTGAATAATTATCTCCGCCCCCAGCTACTGAAGCCCTGTTGATTTGCAACCAAGTTTCACCGTCTAGTGTGAAATAAACATTTGTTCCAGAGCAAGCAATTAAGCCATCTGCATAAACAAAAAGACCTAAAATAGGATTAGTACTATTAGGTCGTGCCGCGTCATCACCGCCAAAAGGTGCAAAACCATTAATACGTCTATAGCCCCCATCGGAATCTACTTCAAAGTTTTCAAGTGATGTAGCAACTCCGGGTTGTGCAAGCATTTCAAACTGATTTAAATTAGTATTTAAACCTCCTTTGCACGAAACGCCATAAGGCATTGACTGCGCCATTATACGAACCTTATGCGGTCATCTTTAAAATAATTTGGAGTCGAGTCCATCAAATGTAGTTTCATTGTCTTTAATCCACGCTTATAATCTTCCATTGCAAAAGCAGAATTTTGTGCGTTATCTTTAAACTGATGTACATAATATCTTGCTCTATTTATAAGAACAGGTACATATAAGTCTGGAAAAACTATTTCGTCGCCATGTGCAGATAACTCTGTTGGTAAATTATAAGCATAAAACCAAATACGATATACTTGGTCTGGTATAGGAGACAACCCAAATTTTCTGTTATCGGGGCTTTTAATTACTCTACTTGGCGTTCCTCCCGTGGCTTGATCAGCATCGTCTTTATTCTGTCCGACACGAAAATAATCTTTCCACTCTTCGGTACTCGTATATCTTAAATTACGAACAGTATAGGGCGCACTCTCTCCACTAACGCCCACAGTTGAAAGCAGGAAATTATCCCAATCTACAGATCCATAATCATCTTTAATACTACTAGCGGCTGTTTTTAGCTCATACCAACGGGTTCCTGCAACGGTTTCAATATATGTATTACCGTACATGGGATCAGTCGCACCTGATTCTGCAACAGCTAAGAAGGGCCACTGAGGTTCTTCATTAACCATATCAAGATACGCACGGTTAACAAGATCTTTAACGTGTGTTTGAATCCCTTTAGAGTCACTAAAATTAGCAAGTGTTAATTCTACTTCATTAAGCTCTCTTAAAAGCTCATTAGATAGTTGAAGATACGTCGTCGCCATTTATTAATATCCTAAAGTTCTCATCCGTTGTTCAGAGTTGTATTTCATTCCTTGTTTGTGACCAGAATTATCAAACTTATCTTCTAGTTCAAAAATATTTTGATGGTTTTGTTTACCATCAGGAACTTTTACCATATTAGGCTCTTCACCCAACACACCAAAATTGAATAGCATTGGTATCATTTTATCTTCTCCTTTTCTTTAGTCTCTTTCTTAAAGATCCGATCATAATTTTCATCGTATTTCTTTTTATCAAAACCTTTACGAAAACGACTTTCTTTACTTACAACTGTTCCAGTGTGCATTACAAAAGGTTTTTGTTCGCTTCCTAGTTGTGGCATGTTATAAAATCTCCAAAAAAGGTTTGGGGGCGATTAAGCCCCCGCGCCTAAACTACGTTAGTCAATTCCGTAGAACGCTGATACTAAAGCGCCGTCCCGTAGAACTTTGGAACCATATACGTGTAGACCACGCACAATGTCACCAAAGCTATCAGGGTCACGAATGACTTCTGTACTGGTTATCGTCTGTGCAGTTGCAGTAGACGAAATATGTCCACCAATACACTTACCAGCAGCGTTGCTTGTAGATGCTATATTGTTGGTTTTATACATATTAAATCCACGTAACTTACCAGAGCTAACTAGACCATTACGGATCGAGCCTTGACCAGCATTATAATCTACTGACAAGAGTTTCGAGGAGCTTTGAACAAGCACTTCGTAAAACTCTGGGTTCGCTAGAAACCAGCGGCCCTCTTCCGGCACATTCTGCTCGTCAAGAAGACGGGCCATATGTGAAAGAACGTCAATAGGATCATGCTCAGAAGATCCGAAACCGATGTCCAAGTTACCAGTACCGTCAAAAGTACCAGCAGCAAGGTCAGTTGCGCTATCTGAACCTAATATGTGGTTAGGACTCGAAGCGGATACTCCAGCAAACATAACAGCAATTACGCCCTCATCGAAAGCATCACGCAAAGCGTAAGCTGCCGCAGACGTAGCTGCCTCTCTCCAATTAACATGCGACATATTGGTTTCAATATCATCAACGATGAATTTGAAAGCATTCGCAGTATCTATGATTAGCGTTACTCCAGCATCTGTCAGGGCCGTTTTTGTAACATCAGCCCCACGCTCATACTGATAAACAGTGATTGAGGGTTCTTTGATAATATTTACCGTATCACCAAAAGAGTTTATTTCACCAGCATAATCCGTATTCGTAACTGCTTCGACTACAGAAGACTTTCGAAAAAAGTTAAGTACCTTTTTTGAATAAGCCTGTGGTAAAAAATTATTACTGGACATATTACTGCCCGATGATTGGGCAAAATTTTCGTCCGATTGATTATAAGCCATATTATTGACCTCCTATAAATTGAGTATTATTTTACTACTCTGCCCTCAGTTATAGCTTGATCAATTTCATCTTCATGCTTATCAAACTGATCTAAGGACATCGCAGCTATTTCCCGTTCAGTCCAAATTTTAGGTTGTTTAGTATCTATAGTTGTCGTTTTAGTCGAAACTATATCTGCCGCCGAACCTTGTTCTTTGGGCTGTGATTTAATTTGAGTTTGCAACCCATGCTCCATTTTAAAAAGATCAATGGCCTTAGAAGCTAATACAGCATTATTTGAATTATTATAAATCCACTCCTGTATTGCCTCTGGCTGACTCTTTGCCCATTCGTGAAACTGATCAGAACCCCGTATGTCCTCAAAATCAGGATGTCGGGCCATTAAAGCAGCTTCTGCTTCCCTTCTAAGTATATCAACTTCACGTTGTTGCATAGATTGAAGTTGGTCTTGAAGCTGATTAACTTGTTCTGCGCTTCGTAAATGAGCTACAGTTTCAACCGTGTCATATAAATCAGGATATTCTTGTTTAAACTTCTCCAGCTCTTCTGGAGTTTTGGGAGTTTGATATTCTGATGCAGTAGTTTTTGCTACCGCCAGAAGTTCTTGCTCACGTTGTTTAAACTCTGATACCCTATCATCATAATGACGCTTTAAGTCATCGTATCTTTTTTTATAGTTAGTACGTTTTTTGGGAGCATCAGCTTCTTGTTCAGGGGCCTCGGTATCTTCGGGGGTAGCCTGTTGCTGTGGGTTCTCAAAAAATAATTGTTCCGCAGTATCTGTGGGTGGGCCATCAGCTTTATGCCAAGGCTTAATCATATTATACGGATTTGGAGTTTTCTCCTTAGTTTGGGTTGCTTCACTCATATTTTTTCTCCTACGGGGCTTGTACTCTGCAAGGTAGCCATACTAATTCTTTCTTTTGGCCCAAGAAAAATTTATGGGGCTTGGCTTGTCAAGGTAGCCGTAAATTATAATTATCTAAGACTTGGAGTTTTATTAGCCTTGATGCTCATTAACTTTCGTATATCATCATCAGTGCTACTTTCTTGTCCTAGTATTTCTTCATCATCTTGAAGGACTCCTCCAAGATAACGTTCTTCTCTCATTAGCCCACCGTCATAAGCCCGTTCTGCTTCATCCATTAATGTTTGAAGATTATCGGGGCCTAATTGTTCAGTAGCCTTTTGAGTCATCACAAACTCTCCATCCGACAACCTAGCCGGTATTGAGTCTGATATACCATCTCCGGGGCCTTGGACTTCGCCTGACCCCGAAAATTCAGAAGCTGTTTCTATAACCTTGTCAAATATCATGCTTAGTTGTGGATCAGCTTCCAATATTCCCATTAAATATTGTTGTTCTTCTTGATTTAGAGATTCATTTAAAATGAACACCATATACTCTATTTCCATTTTTGAATCAGGTTCCTGAGCGCCTTCGAGTTCTTCTGGTGTGGCGTTAGGATAGGTGTCTACTGGAACTCCTTCGTCACCTAGTTCCTCACCTACTGGAATTTCTTCCGGTACTGGTCCCATTTCTGGTGGAACCATTAAGGAGCCTTCTTGCTTTCCTTTTCGATTTCTTGATTTACGTTTTCGATTTTTCTGTTTACGCATAAGGAACTCCTTAGTTCTCGTCTTTCTCTTTTAATACAACCATAATATTATCCTTCAACTGCTCTAGGTGTACCAGAGAACTCAGCCTCCCCTGGCTGCGGAACAGTTCCAGTTCCGATGTTGCCCCCGCCAGTACCTGTTGCTCCAAGGTCTTGCGGCTGTTGAGGTACTCCTTGAGGGATTCCCACACCTCCTTGTTGTTCACCAGTGGGAGGAGTTTCTTGGCCTGTAGTTTGTCCATTTTGCATTCCTATAATTTGTGCCATGATCGCCGCTTCTTCGGGATCATTCAACAGTTCATCGGGATCTAAGTCTAAGCTATAAGCTAATTCAGAAATTAATTTATTCATCTTAACAAAAGGCGCTATAGCTGGATTCTGAACAGTCTGTAAGAACATAGTCAGTCTCTGTGACCTAACTTCTTTCTGCATTAAACTATTAGTACCTGTTGCTTTAATTTCTAAATCACCTACAGTGCCTAGATTCTTTTCAAGAAATTGCATATTCCATTGGAAGTATGACTCGCCCAAAGGCTTTAAAAGAAAATCATCAAGATTTTTTATTACAGTCTTTATATTTAATGAGGCCGCACCTAATAACATAGACATACCAGAAGCCGTTCTTGTCATACTTTGAACGCCTGTTTGACCGTGCGAATAACTTGGTATTCCTGTTTGTTCATCTGCAAGCTGCCTAAACTTATCAAACATCATCATATTTTCTTGAGATGTATTAGGGAATTTCAAACCGTGTATAGCTGTACCCGGAACTCCAGCCTGTCGTTTGAATACTTTACCGGGATATATCTCCATATTCTGTCCGCCAACTAAGGCAGTTTCGTCAACATCGAATACCAGTGAGCCAGATAACGCTAAATTATCAATAGCCATTCTTGCGTGTCCATTCATTATCTGTTGTGAGTCGTCCATGTTTTCTGCGACACCAATACCAAAAAAGCTATACGGATTTCGTTCATAGGGGAAAGCTTGGTAAGGAACTCTAAAAGGTGTAAACGGATTTACAACAGAACGAAGTAATTGTCCATTACAAATCCATGCATTGATCTGAACTTCATCTAAATCATCTACATCTTCTGGTATATCCATACCTACTTCACGGGCATACTCCGCATCCATTACACCCCAATATTCTAAAACGTCAAACTGACCAGATCCAAACTCTTCAGAAACATCTTCATCTCTTAATTCATGTTCGTAATCTTTTTCTACATAATTAGGCCCCATTGTTAGGCATTGTCGAATAGCGTCTTTATCAAAGTAAGGCATCTTTCCGAGACTTCTTAATTGCGTTCTATTGAATTTATGACGATGGAAAATATATTCGGCCTCATCCATATTCGTAGCGCTTGGATCAGGGAAAAAATCCCAAAGAGATACAAACTCAATACGTGGGACTCGAACATCTACAGGTTTAAAAATTCTTTCGCCTTCTTCGTTTTCATCCCATCTATTTAATGTTTTATTAAAATTGAAGGGGCCTTTTATAATTCCTGTGCCAAATAATGAACACTCAAAAAGAGCAGAACGTAGTTCAGATGATCCTTTAGATTCTTCAATTTGATCGTGTATTAGTTTTTCCATATTTCTTGCAGCCTTTTGAGCAGGACTTACTTCCAAGGCTTGCGGAAGTGGACTCAACCCTTCGTCCATTTCTAATTCTTTTTCAGGTCGCACCACCTCAAACTTACCTGCTCCGTAGGTCGCTCCGGGTTTTAATACGCGGTCATCACCTTCATATCCAACATCAAAAGGACTATCTTGTTCTTCTTTTTCGGGTTCTTCCATTTGCTGTGGCGGCGGAGAAGTTTCCAGAGAAGGATTAAAGTTGGCGTGTTCTTCAATCCCCTCTGGAACTTTCGTTTCGGATACACCAATAGGAAATTTATTACCTCCGAAAATAACATCAACTAATTGTCCAAAAGCAGCTAGTACTTTTGTCTTAGTTATTTTTACAAAAACTCTAGACTTTTCAGATTCTCGAAAACGTATACTCTTTCCGTAAAGTCCACGATAGTTATGGTAGGCAGTGAGCCAACGGCTTTCGTGTTGATCTCTTGAAGACTGAGCTAAACTATAACGAGATAGCAGTAAAGAAACAAAGCTGTTACGCAAAGACTCTTCGAGGTCTAGCGTTTTACCATGCTCGTTCTCTACCTCTTTAAAATAGAGTTCGTTAGCCGTTAATGTATTTTCTTCGTTTTCTTCAGCCATATATTATTACCATGTTTTTTTATACTTAAATTTCCAAGCCAAGGCACCTACACTATCATAATTTACAGTACCTTGGACTTGACTCGTATCACTTAACGGTCTAGTTGCTGTAACTTCTGCGGCCCCAGTTTTCAAACCATAACTACCATGTATGTCAGTTTGTCTAACTTTTGTACTTGCGTGAACTGATTCAGCCGATGGGTTTTGGGTAGAGCCACGAACGCCAACACGAGTTCTATTCGTGCCAATATCAGCCGAATAACGATTTGGATCAAATTCAACGTTTAAATGTCCAACACTAGGCAGGTTCGTAGAAAACTTAACGGAGCCACCCCCATCATACTTAGCTCGTTTTTTCTTAGGCATGATTATAACTTCTCCTTATCATTCCTTTTCTTTTTTAATGAACTCTACTAACAATTGAAGACCTATTTTTATTTCAGCAATATCGACTTGTAGCTTACTAATAGCTTCTGCGTGGTGAATATGGTAACGTCCAAATTCATTCTTAACATCAATTAAGCTCCACGAAACAAATCTATATAAAGCGTAAATTGCCCCAAGTAAAAGAACTAAGGGCAACCCATACTTTTCAACCGTTGCTAAACTAAATAAACCTGTTGGTTCCATTTATTTTAAAAAAACTTATTAGCCAGCCTGAGTCGTTGTAATACCGTCCTGCACTTTGCACATGCCGTCAAGATACCAATTAGTGCCATCAGACCACACATGAACATAGTCGCCATGAACAGCCTTACTTGCTACTAATGAAATAGTATCGGCATCTGTAACGGTAGCAACATTTCCTGCTGCATCTTCAGGTGAAGAAACATTACCTACAATAACGTTTGCACTTGAAGCTGTTACAATTGTATGACTACCAGTAGGCTCGGTAGCACCAACATAGAACCAATACTCAAGTCCAGCAGCCGCCGTTGGTAGGGTTTGGATTCGAGCAGTCGCCGTGTTCATCACGAAACGAGTACCTGATTCCGCAGCCGTAATAGTGTTAGCCGCTGTAATTGCTTCTGTATCTGAAGGTTTTTGAACTTTTTCAGCTAGTTCACGAACATCGCTAGTTTTAGCTGAGTTTCGTCCTGTATCTCTAATATTTACAATCGCCATAATTTTCTCCTGTGTTTAGTATCCGAATGTGGTGTCAGAAGGCGTATAAGCCTGCTGTAAATGTAAATGCCTTAATTGACTATATGGATCATTTACTCTTGGTCTTGACATAATCAAATATCTTAACGCATCATAAGCGTGATCAGCCGCGTGTGTATCAACATCCTCCGGGTTATTCTTATCCAGAGGAATACCTTGTAGTTCGCGTATCAGGTTAGGGCAAGTATTAAATATTTGCAATCGTGGCCTTCCGCTTTGCTGAACTCGTAGATATTCATGGATTTGAATTTTACCTTGAATGCGATTTTTATCCGCCCTGCGGAGCTTATGACCTGCACGTTGTAAGGTTTCCCCTACAGTTGGCCCCGTAGTTCCGGTTCGCGCCCAAGCCGATGTATCTAGTACGCCTTGAACACTATAAGGGTCTCTTACTTCCATATGAGTAATCATATGCGCTAAATCAACACCCGTTAAATTTTTTCGATAAAGTTCCCTATAGATAATTAAAGTACCGTCTGTGGGGTCAACACTGCCCCATATACAAGCACTTTCAGAAGCATAACCATAGTCAATTCCCTTAACTCGTTCCCATCCTAGTGGGATCTCAAAAGGAATAATTACATGTGCTTGTAAATCAAACTCAGTAAAAGCTGCTCCTTCCGCCACATCCCAATCGCCCTCCAAAAGTTGCTTTCGCTGTACATCTGGTAAAGCTCGTAGCATATGCTCATAACGACCATCCTGACAAAGATATGGATTATCTTGTAGTCTTGCCGGAATAAACTTTCGTGTCAGACCGTCCGCACCTTCAAAAGATTCATTTGGTGGAGCAGATGTCACATATCTTTTTTTAACCCATTGTGATCCTACACCACCGGGGTTAGCCGTACAACGTAAATACGGCGTTATTTCCGAATCTGTTGTACGCAATCTCGATGCTAAATAGTTCCAAGAGAATTCTGTTGGCAGATGCGTGATCTCATCAAACCCTATCCATGAATAAGCTTGTCCTTGATAACGATAAACATCAGCATCTCTTTCTAAAAAACCAAATTCTATTTTAGCACCACTCGGAAAGTTCCATAGTTTTTCTACTTCTCTAAATTTACATCCGGGGAAAGCTTGTGGATAAAGTTCTCTTGATTTATCGATAAGCTCTCGTAGTTCAGGCATTGACCTTCTTAATATTAAAGCCCGATGAGCAGCCCTGTGTGCATACCGCAAAGGGTCTACTAACATCGCATAAGACTTTCCGCCTCCTGCTGCTCCACCATAAAGAACATCTATCTCCGGTGAAGCTAAAAAATCTGTTTGCGGACCATCATTAGGTTTAAAAACAACATTATTATCGATTTCTTTTCTAACTCTTAAGGGAGCATTCTCAATAACATCCGTTGTTGTAACCTGTCCTGCCTTTGTTGTTTTGTTCTCATTAAGTTTATTTAATAATTCTTTCGAGTTATTTAATGCCTTACGCTGATTCTGTAATTTTGTTTCAACTGCTTTAACTCTTTTTTGCTTAGTTTTAACAGCCCGTTTAGCTTGCATACGTGCTTTTGTATCGCTATGGTAATTATATCCTCTACCTTTTGAACCTTTTGCGCGACCAGTTTTCTTACAGGGTGTACCATCCTTTTTAAGAATAAAACTTCCGTTGTCATCTGTAGCATATTTCTCTGGGTGCAGCTCCCAATCAGGCTTAGTAACGGTCTCTGATGACATTCTTTAATCCTTGGTGGCTTATGTTACGTCCAGTTTTAAAGGTAAGCCAAGCTGCTCCATCACGAAGAGATATTGATTTATCCGAAACTAGTGTTTGGATCTTATCAAGTGCCTCTAGTTCTTCTGGAACCTCTTCGAGTTCCTTTGAACCTTCTGTATATGGTCTATAGCCAAATGGCGTTTTACCTAACTTCGGCCTCAATGATTATTTCCTCCTTTGCTGGTAATATAAACACTCCACCCGAGACTTCGTGTTTAACCTCTAGTGAATCCTTTTTACCTAGCCCTACGCGGTCTAAGATCGTCTGCGCTGCCTGAATTCTCATACTTGCTTGTGGGATTGGTTCATTAGATTCCATCACATCTACAAGTTTTTGTGCTGCGAGTGGAGCTGATTGAGCAAGGATAGTCGAAGCCATCTCTAAAATTTCAGATTTAAGTGCTTTGACTACATGCCAATGAGTTGTATATCCTGATAGTTCAGCAGCTTTTTTAGGATCACCTCCCGTCGTAATTAAGTTTTCAAGAAAGCTTTGTTGTTTAGTTGTTAACTGTTTATCGGGCATTAATACTCTACACCAAGTATCAGTTCTAGATCACCAACAGAAAGCTCAGGAGTTACGTCCGTACCAGTAACAAAAGCAAAAGTATATACGGAGGTACTTCCCGCAGCAGCCTGTAACAGAATAGGAAACCTTGATTTCCATTGGTCAGTTGTTGAGTATGTTTCGCTTTGTCGATCAAAGTTATGAACTCTACCGTTGCCATAATTGTAGTTATCTGCTGAACTATCGAGCGTTAGTCTTCCTAAGACTTTTGCAGTAGCCCAATCAGAATCAGATACGCTTCGAGCAGCGTTTACAGTACCCATAGATTGATTCACAGTACAGAAGAACAGTTCAATATCAAAAAGAGAATTAGATTTGGATGAAATCATAGCAGAAACCAACTTAGAACACTCGCCCTTTAATCCAACCGCAAGAGGAACTTCTGTCGTATCAAACAATATATCGTTGTTTGAGTATTGAACTCCTGTAACAGTAGGTGTTACTCTAATAACTCGTCTAGCGTTTTGATTAATAGCCATTGGTTCTCCTTAATGAGTCTTCATATTATTACATTATAGGGCTGTATTTCAGGTTTGTCAAGTAGTTTGATAAAAAAGGGCTTGACAAGTTCCATATTCAACCCTATAATACTAAGTGTACCCCCCAGGGTTGCAGCACTATTATAGAAGCCCGTTTTAAACCCCTCCCTTGTCAGTTAAACTCCGAGGTTAGCTAGGTGCAGTACAAGACCTCAATATAAAATACCTATAGGAAGAATAAGTGACTATGAGGTATTAGCGAAATAGGGGCATCCCAAAAGTATAAGACTATTTTCAAGCCCTATTAGGGAGCATCTCAGAGGCTCAGCTAGTGTGTATCAACTTTACATTTGAAAATGGCTCAAAATGTTTGTGATTTAGTTTATATGGTGGGTGGGGGGGTATGGTCTCCTGCCCCGTCCAAGCCTCCGAGGCTCTCCGAAATCTTAAACCTAAGCTATAACATTCACAATACTATATAACTAATTGTTTTATCTCAGAATACTTCAAGAGATTTTAAAATAATTTTAAGATGAGCGAGAGGTTGACATAGTATTGTGACGTCGCGAGAGTCTAAAATATTATGCTCACGTCACTGGAAACCTAGGAAATTTAATAACCTATCCTAAAATGAGCATACTAAATTCTAGCAGCGTAAAGAATGACACCAGAGCAACACCAGAGCGACACCAGAGCAACACCAGAACGACACCAAAAATCTCAATATGATGTTCACCTGGCGAACGTATATTAGAATTTTCTAATGTGCCCTGGCGAGCGTGTCCACGGTATGGGATGCGCTAAGGTCTTAGTGGTAGGGTGGGTATGGGTCGCGTTAGATAGTGGCGTGGCGACGATTGTAGAAGGTCTCAGCGGTATCGTTTGATGGGGGTTGTGAGTACCGAATAGGGCTGTATCGAGTACTCAAATTGCAGGCAATAAAAAAGCGCTCCGAAGAGCGCTCAATAGGTTAGGTTTATTTTAGTTTATGGTTATGACTTGGTAAGTGCTGCGATGTCGATTCCAAGCTCCGCGGCGATGTCAACGAAAGCGTCAAACTTTGCTTTCTTATCGGCTGCATCGATAGGATCAGTAGCGCTAATCTTCACGCTGTTACCGAATCCGTTCGGCTTGTGAACATTGGCGCTCGCAGACTTACGCTTGGCGGCAGTCTTAGACTTTTTACCGGGCTTCTTCTCAGCCTGCAGGAACATAGGGTATTCGTTGATATCGATACCGTCCGCTTTGAAAGCATAATCGAATTTATCCAATTGAATCAAAGCTTTAAGCTTGGCCGGTACTTTCTTGACTTTCTTGTAAGCTTCAACCTGACCGGCGGTTACCGCGCCATCGTGCAGAGCACTCATTGAAGCTTTAATGTTACCAACAAATTTGTTGCGAATCTTAGTATTGCTTGCGGCAATACCTAATTCAGCGAGCATTAAATCTGCTAGGTGATATGAAGGCGACCATAAGGCCCGATGATTAACAATGGAATCGGCATCTACTGTCACTTTTTCGCCGCGTTTAGTCGTGTATGTGATTGTTTTATTTGGCATCTTGGGTAATAAACCTCGTTTAGATTGAAAATCAGCGGAAATCCCGCCAGAAAGCGAACAATAGGGCAATCAATCGGAGATGTCAAACGCTCCGTTAACTGATTGTTTCTACTGCTATTATTTTGAATGGCGATTAATCCTCCTAAATAAAATTATAATTGAGCATATTAGAATTTTCTAATGTTCGCCAGGTTATATTAGATAATACTAATACAACTTAAACTACATGTAGTTGCGTGTAATCTAAATTAAATTATTCTTTATACTGCTTGATGCCCTAACGTGACACTGACTTGCCCTGTCACGTCAATCGATACTCTCATCTCGAATGGGTTGGCGAGCGTACCAAGCCACACCATAATCTCTTGACAGTAATTGTGCTTATCGGGAACGACAACGCAATACTCCAATCCTTCCTCGACGCCTAGTCCTAATTCCTTAAGGTCTACTGATTCCCAGTATTTCCCTAGCTCTTCGAGTACTTTTATCTGCGACTCTGTAATATACACATAGCACTTAAAGTGGTCCGTTGATTCTATCCATACTTGCGTCATTACTTTAAAACCTCATCAATAAGTAAAAAATTTTACTGCATAGCACCCAAAAAGTTAGATGCTATACGTTAAGATTTTATTTAATCCTCGTCGGGTAAGTGATTCAAGGATATTTCGCGCTCTGTCCATTGATTACTTATATTAGCTTCAGGAAATACCGCTTGTGCCGCTTCGAGAGTTTTATAAGATTCAATATAACATTTTCTTGATTGACCGGCCAACACTGAGTAGGTTGGATATTCGTCCCACCCATAAACTACGAAGTCATCTATACCTTTCTGGTTAATCGTGTAATCATCAAAAGTTTTTGATTGTCGCATAATAACTCCTAATATTTTGGTTGAGTTTTGTGGTTGAGCAAAAACACACTAGCAAACGACAGCGCGACTGTCAACCGTGAGCACCATTGTTATTAAGTTATCTTTTAATTACTTTTAGGTATAGTATTTTGTTCAAGACTATCAAAATTTTCCTTACATTCTGAGCACATACGATTAAGTTTTGACTTGTAGCAGTACCCGGATTTCACATACCAACAACAATATGAAACTCCTAATGGTGCTAAAATATTTGCTGCAGTATTAAAAGTCTTTGATTTAGTTTGCTGATTCATTTTATTAATCCTTTATGCAAATTTTATAGATGATAAAGATGTCATTGTCATGTCAGACCTTAAATGTGTACAGTATAAATTTTTATTAGAGCTATTGGGTTTTAAACCAGAACCTAAATTCGGTAGGCTTTTAATCTCTAGCAAAATAGTAGTCACATCTTCGATTGTACAGTACCCTGTAATGTCGCTAACCCTTTCATTTTCTAATAGTGCCACTTCGAATAAACCGTTATTATCAGATTGATTAATTACACTAGCACCATATCCGTTATCAAATTCATATCTCTTATGACCTAAATTATTTAAATAAACGCTCATTTTATTTAGCCTGCTCAGTAGAAGTTGCATAATATCTCCTAATAATTTCAGAGGCTCTCGCATGAAGTCTAGGACTACCCTCTCGCAATACTTCGAGTAGTAACTTTTTCTCATGCATATAAACCTTAGCAAATTTTGGGTCATGCTGCACAATAGACTCAGCATTATCGATAAGGTCTGCAAGTTTAATTGTCTTTGCCATTGGTGATGCTTTCGCAAGATGTAATCTATCAAGTGTCTTACGAATTTTTCGATTACCATCTTCAGGTTTTGAAACATCCGTAAGGTCACTTACAAGCTCAGCAATTTTTATTCCGAACTGCATTTGAATATCTTCAATAGTTGTAGGAGTATCTTCAACTGTATCGTGCAGCCAAGCCGCCGCTATCATTTCGGGAGTACCTGATACTTCTCGAACGATGCTTGCTACCGAGGCCAAATGATAAGTGTATGGTTCTCCTGTATATTTTCGCTTGTGAC